GAGCGAGAGACAGGGAGGCTCAGTATGCGCGAAACGCTGACACAGCAGTGCGGGCAATGGGGCTAAACCCATTAACACAGCAAGGCATGATGGCCGAGATGCGTCAGCGCAACATTGAACAGCAGCGAGCTGATTACAGATTAAGGCAGCAAACAGAAAGGGCGTCCGCTATGCCTGGCACCCCACCTGCGTCGGTTATTCCACCGCTTACGGGTGGCGCCACAGGCAGTGAAGCCGCCGAAAAAGCCGCCAAAGCCGCAGAAGCTGCCGGCCGCAAATACGAGGCCGAGCAAATTCGGATGCAGGCCCGCCTTGCAGAAAATCAGCTGCAGACAAACGAAGGCCTGCAAAGCAATGCAATCGAGCTGGATAATCAGCGATACGAAAACAGCAAAACCCTGGCGCTAAAGCAATTTGAGTTCAATCAATCTCTGCAATCAAGAGCGCTCAACCTCTGGAGTGAGGGTCTAATGGGCCCAGCTCGGGCAGCGGCCAAGACGCTCACTGAATTCATGATGGGATTCAGCGAGGGCACCTCACGGGTTGCAGAGGCTCAGCGAACCGTGAACGATGCTCGCCGCGCACTGCAGCAGGCCGAAACCGTCCACAAGCAAACCTTGGCAAACATGACCGAGCGCCAGCGTATTGACGCGCTGGAGAGCAGAGCGCAGGTGATTGGAAGCGCGGGGGGAGGCAATGGGGTTGGTGGATTGATGGCAGCTGCAAATAAAAATCTAGGATTATTTGCAGGCCAAACTGAACGATGCGCAGACGCAATTCGCAAGCTGTTCCAAGAGGCAGGAATTGCAATCGGCGTTACCAAGAAAGCATGGGACGGGCTGGCGACTGGCCCGCGCATGGCTAGTAGCTTCTTTGGCGACGACATTGGTCAACGTATTAACCGGAAAGAAGATTTGCGCCCTGGTGATTTAGTCGGCTTTGAGCGGACTTATGGGCGATGGGGTCCTGGCGTTCAAACGCATGTTGGGATGTACGCAGGCGGCGGCATGATGTTTGATCACAGCTCAAGCAGGGGTGTTGTGCGCCGGCCGCTTGACACTTTCGGCGGCAAGTTCATGTATGGAGTTAGGCCGCATGCACTAGGTCAGGGCGCCGCAGTACCAATGTCACAAAGACTGCTGCCCGGCGCTGACATGCCAGCGTTTCAGCCGGCCCCCGTGCGGGACGTGAAGGGAGAGGGCGACATTGCTCAGGCCCGCGAACGATATAATCAGGCCAAAGAGGAGCTGAAGCTGATCAAGCAGCAGAACGACGAGCTGCGCGAGTTTGACAGGCAAGAGCTGGTCCAAAGGCTGACACAAGGGCTGGCCGATCAAAATGAAAAACTGGAAAACAGCGCCCAGGACTTGCAGCTGCGAAACCGCTTGCTGATGGAAGGAGTGCGCAGCGAGGTGATTGACGGTGAGCTGCGCAAGGCTAATGTTTACCGCGAGCAAGCAATTGAAATAGCAGCAGTAAAACAAGGCATTGATGCAATCAAGGATTCCGAAGACAAGGCAGCGGCCCTCGCAGCCTTGGAGAAAATGAATGGCCTATATGCGAGACAAATTGAGCTAATCGACCAAGCCGTTGCAGCGCAATTAGACCAGCCGGCTGCCATTGCATTGCAGATCGGCCAACTTAAAGCCGATCTGGCTGAAATGGTGAGCATCGCCACCCTGGCGGGCAAGTCTGCCGAGACGATCGGCGGGGCGTTCGGCAATGCGTTCCGCGACCTGATCAGCGGCGCAGCGAGCGCCCGGCAAGTGCTGAGCGGGTTCTTCGAGGACGTGGCGCAAGGGTTTGCGCAGATGGCCTCCGAGATCATCGCCAAACAGATGGCCATGATTGCGCTTCAGGCCATCCTCAAGGCGCTGGGGGCGGCGGCGGGCGCTGCGCCTAACACGCCTGGCGCCCCGTCCACCGGCATCTTCGCCGTGCCGGAGCTGGCCCCCCGCGCCCTCGGTGGCCCCACCGCCAGCGGCCAGCCGTACAAGGTCGGCGAGAACGGCCCCGAGCTGTTCGTGCCCTACCAGGCCGGCACCATCATCCCGGCTGAGGCCACCGAGGCGCTGCAGGCGATCAACAACGCCAGCCTGCGGGGCCTGCAGGTGCCGTTCCAGGCCACCGCTGCTACCGCTGCCAAGGCCTCACAGCAGGGCGGCGGCTCCAGCTCCAGCAGCGGCCTGAGCGTGCCGTTCCAGCGCGGCATGGAGGGCCTGAGCGTGCCATTCCAGCGGGGTGGCATGGATGGCGGCGGTGGGATGAGCGGCGGCGGACCTGTTGATGGCCTGATCCGCTTTGAGGAGGTCCGCATCGGTGAAATGGATTTCGTCACCCGCGATGAGGCCAAGAGAATGGCCCGCGAGTCTGCCAAGCAAGGCGCCGCACTGGCCCTGAAGCGCTACAAAAACAACCCCACAGATCGCCGTGGCGCGGGTCTGCCCTGATGGAGCTCTGCAACTTCCTGCGGTTCAAGCGCCGGGATGGCACCTATACAACCTGGCTGGCCCAGAACTACTTCATCGGCCAGACCATTGCGCATAACGGTCAGAGCTACCCCTACCTACCGGTGGCGGTGGCCACCAACTCCAGCACCCGAGGCGGTGATCGATCCGAGGCGGTGGTGGCCGCGCCGGTGTCGGCGCTGAGCGTGAACGTGTTTGCCGAGGCCAGCCGCGAACGGTGGCTGCTGGAGGTGCGATCCGTCAAGATCAACCGGGTTGACCAGAGCCTCGGCGTGCTGCTCACCACGGAATATTGGGCGGCGCAGCAGCTGCAGGGCGACGTGAGCGAGCCGATTGTGAGGCTCCAGCTGGCCAGCCCGCTCGATGCGGTGCAGGCGCCCGGCGGCAGGGTGCTGTCTCAGGTACTGGTGGGTGCGCTGCCTACCAGTGGGAATCTGACGCTGCAATAGAATGATACTGCTTGCAGTCACGCCGGCTTAAATCTATGGCAAAAAGAATCAAAACTTGGAAAGAATTAGATCGAGAACTCTCATCGCTGCTTTCTTCCATGAGATCAGAAAGGAAGGAACGAGAGAGGAAGAAAAAGGAAGCGAGAGATGGCTTTGATGCTCTCGAAGCTGAGGCAATAGAATGAAAAGCACCGGAAACCCGTAAATCCATGTTCAACTACAACGTAATAACGGAGGCAGACTTGCAACGGAAAATCGATTTACAGATCTTACGGCTCGATTCGCTGATCTCTTTGATGAAATCGGAAAGGGAAGAAAGGAAGCGGAAGAGGCAAGCCAGGAAGCAAGAGATGGCTTCGATGCTTTCGCAGTTTAGGCAGTAGAATGAAGGAACCAAAGCCCGTGGTTAATTGCATGCGATCTGATCGGGAAAGAATTGAGTCACTGGAGCGAACCGCATCGGCACTAGAGTCGAGGCTATCTTGGCTGCAGTCAGAGGAAGGCCAGAGAGCAATAGCGATCTTCAGAAAGGCAATCAAGGAGTCTCGAAGCAACGCAGAAGATCAGCAGCCATGACCATCTCTCAAGAAACGCTAGACCTACTGTGTGACATATTCTGCAACACAGAACGACCTGACAAGATCACGGTAACTGCTGATCCCGTATCCAAATCAATCACCGTGGTTTACGAAGACATGGACCAACAGTGGTATGAGGAAATAACTGAATCCTTATGACCGCAGACTGGCCCGCTTGGGTAAGCGCCCGCCTGCCACACGTGATCGGCGCTGACCCGGACGACGGCGAGGGTATCTGCTGCCTGGTGATGGCCGCCAAGGTCCGCCGCAGCGCTGGGCTGGCCATGCCTGATCTGGACCCGCAGTGGTTCGCCATGGCCGCCGCCGGGCAATGGGATCAGCTGCAGCGGGAATGGAGACGCCTGATGGTCCCCCACAGACTGGAGCAGTACGCGCTGGCGCTCCACTGCCAGCCCCTGGGTCTCAGCGTTGGCGTGGTGGTTGATGACGGCCTGCTGATCGTGCATCACCGCCGCGGGGCGCAGTGGTTGCCGCTAAAGGTCGCCGGCCAGCTCATGCCCCTTGAATACTGGAGGCCCCGCGATGCTGCCGTCTGATCGCTATCTGGCTGAGCTGCTGGGCCTGAGCGATGAGCAGTACGAGATCTGGCGCGATGAGGTCCGCAAGCGTGCGGCAGAGGCGCCCAAGCCTGCGGTAACGGCTGGCATCGAGTTTACTGCTGCTCAGATCGTGGTCTTGGTGACCACTGCAATCAGCATCGGCGCCCAGCTGATCAGCGTCCTGCTGGCCCCCAACGCCCCCCGCAACCGGCGCACGGCGGAGCTGGGGCAGCGGCAGGTGCAGGGGCGCAACCAGACGAGCATTGAATCCCTAGCGCCCCGTGGCGGGTTCGATGCGGTCCAGGACGTGGCCGCGATCGGCGAGCCTATCCCCGTGGTCTACGCCAACCGCGAAACCATCGGCGGCGTGACCTATGGCGGCGTCAGGGTGAACGCCACCCTGTTGTGGTCGCAGATTTGGAGCCTGGGCGGCAGTCAGATGGTGCGTGCCGTTTTCATGGTTGGCGAGGGCCGGCTGGCCGGGATCGACCCCAACGGGTTTGCGATCGGCGATTCAACGATCAACACTTACGACCTGGGCAGCAGCGGCGCCAACAGCAGCAGCGCCCGTATCACGATCTACCACCGCCCGGACGGCGGCCGGATCCGCTCGACTGATCGCATCGCCGGCCGCACTGCTGCGAACGACATCGGCAACGCAGAAAACGACGGCGGCG